ATGATCAAGCTATCCAAAGTTATGTTTTGTGTTTTAGTAGTTTTCATAGTCTTTCTCCTAGTTAGTTAACGATATGTGTAAGACAGCAACTGCAGGCCACGAATACAAGGGCGACCAGAGTGGTCGTGCATTTACCCTTGTATTCTAGTGGGCAAAGTTGCTACACATATCACAAGTTAACAAACTGTGAGAAAACTATACTACTAAAATACAGAAATATGGGATAGATTGCTAAAGACTGTAATTGTAAACTCTAGTACCTTGACAAGTCTGAAAGCCTTGTGTTATCTATAGTAACCGATAATGGCACTAGAGATATGAAACAATTACAGCCTACTAACAATCACAATATTTCTGAAAAGGCACGTAAACTTGTGGATATACTTGTATCCTCTGGTTGCACTATAACAGAAGCTTCGAAACTCGCAGGATATAAGGGAAACAGTGCTAGAGTTAGTGCTTCTAAGATGCTACGGAAACCAGAGGTACAAGCATACATGATGTCAGAAGTACAACGTGCCTTTGGGTTACACTCTGCAAAAGCTGTTGCCAAGCTGGCAAAGCTGTCCTCGCAAGCCAAATCTGAGTATGTTCAACTGGAAGCTAGCAAGGACATACTCGATAGAGCAGGCTTCAAAGCTCCAGACAAACACCAACATCTGGTAGCTGGTAACTTCAACATTAACATTGACCTAACGTAATACAGCCTGCTACTATCGGTATATTGCAGGTGTACCCCCAAAAACTAGGGTGGCGTATATATATAACCACCTGCTCACAAAATTTTTTTCTTCAAAGTCCGTTCAACTTGTGATATGTATTTTCTATGGCTTATAAAACACCAGCATGGATGAGAAAAGCAGGTAAGAACCCAAAGGGTGGCTTGAATGCTAAAGGTCGTGCTTCTTACAAAGGTGGTACACTGAAACCACCAATCAAGAGTGGGGATCATCCTCGAAGGGCATCTTTCCTAGCTAGGATGGGGAATATGAGAGGGCCAGAATATAAAGATGGTAAACCAACTAGACTTCTGTTATCCTTACGAGCATGGGGTGCTTCGAGCAAAGCAGATGCTAGAAAGAAAGCCAAAGCTATGTCAATACGACTAAAGAATAAAAAGAAAGGTAAGAAGTAATGCCCAAAGGTAGCAAACACTATACAAGTGCTGGAATGTTGTATACTGGCAAAACTCACAAGATGCCAGATGGCTCTTTACATACTGGTGCAAAACATTCTAGTGCAAGTAAGCCAGTCTTTCATTTTAAAGACTTATCTCAAAAAGTACGAACCATGATTATGAAAAAACAGAAAGGAAAGTAATATGGCATATGGAAAAATGAGTGGAGGAAAGAGCAAAGCCAAGTCAAGTGGTGGTCTTACAAAGAAACAAAAGACTTTACCACCTGCACTTCAAAAGAAAATAATGGCTTCAAAGAAGAGGAAGTAAGATGGCTATAGATTACAGTAAAAGAAAATCCTATCAAAAGATTGTATCTAAAGCTAAAAGCTATGATCCTCGTGGTAAACAAAGTCTTAAATCTCAAAGAGAACGTATGCGAAAGAGACGTAAGATTACTGATGCTTTCTTTAAAGATAAAAATTTAGGAAAGAAAAACTTTTTGGCTTTGGAAGATTCTCCTAATCCTATGGGACAATTTATGAAGATGGCAATAAATAAAAAAGCAAGTGCTAATACATTATTAAGTACCCATGAAGGATTTGGTATAGATCATGATGCTCGTGCAGAAGTAGCTGGGGTAAAAAAATTATTTAGCAGTATTAAAACTGGTGCAGAGTTAGAAAAAGAAATACAAGCTGAAATGAAAAGACAAAGACGTATTTCTGCAAGTAAGCGACCAAAAAATAGAGGTTTACTATATGTAGGTAAATTAATAGGCCCATAATGCATATTGATTATAGCAAAAGTAAATCTTACCAAAGGATTGTATCTAAAGCTAAAAGGTACAGTCCTAAAGGTGAAGATAGTTTAAGAGCGAACAGAGAACGTATGCAAAAAAAACGTTCTATTTTCAAAACTATGATGGCTGCTAATATAATCAAAGATACAAGAGAAGGGGCAAAAGAACTAAAAGAATTACAAGAAAATACTCCTGAAGAAATCACAAAAAAATTTAGAACCTATAACCCAGAACAACAGAAAGTTATTAGAGATGTAGCAAAGGCTACAATTAAGTTTCCTAAAAGTTTACTGATAGATTCTGTTTTAAAAGCTTCTGGTAATGGTCAAACATATAAACCACCTAAGATATCTGACATTAGAGATGATCAAAGCCAAAGAGGACTAATTGATACAGTTAAGACTGCTTACAATAGAGTAGACAACTTACGAAAGAAATATGGTATTAGTGGTAATCTTTTAACTGGTGAAATTTCAAAGAGTGGTCAAGTAAAAGGTTTTAATTACAGAGTAGATACAGATCTTTTTGGTAATGATAAAAAGGTTGGTATAAGTTTTTATAAAGATTTCTAAGAATAATGGCAACTGCAACTAAAACAAAACCTGCATTATGGAAAAGGATAGTTGCACGTATCAAAGCACAAGCAAGTCATGGTACGAAGGCTGGTCAATGGAGTGGGCGCAAGGCTCAAGCCGCTGTGAAAGCTTATAAAAAAGCAGGCGGAGGGTATAGGGGTGGCAGTAAATCTAAAACATCTTTGGCTAAATGGTCAAAGCAAAAATGGAGAACTAAGTCTGGTAAGAAGTCTAGTGTAACTGGAGAAAGATATTTACCAGCAAAAGCAATCAAAAAATTATCATCAAAAGAGTATGCAAAAACCACAGCAAAGAAAAGAGCTGATACAGCTAAAGGTAAACAATTTAGTAAACAGCCTAAAGCGATTGCGAGAAAAGTACGTAAATATAGGAAAACCTAATATGACAATAACAATAGAACAACTTCAAAAACAAGTAGACGTACTTACAGATTCCCATAAGATGTTGCTAAAAGTTATATCTGAAAAGAATGAACAGATACGTATATATGAATTTATGTTACGAGCAGAAGAAGAAGAAGTATTTACTTTTAAACCAGATAGAAGAACTAATTGAGGTTACATGGCAGATAAAAAGAAACTTAGCATCTTGGAAAAGAATCAGCTAAGAGCAAAGACAATCGTAAAAAATTTTGCTAAAGAAAGAAAAGATCATCTCAAAAAAAGAATAGATCAGTATACAGAATTGAAAATGCTGAAAGGCTGGTCAAAAGAAAAAGCTGAGAAGATGGCAAAAGAGTTGATATTAGATAAGCATAACTATGACTAATATATACACACAAGTAGCTATCAAAGATTTGGAAAGACTAAGAGTTGTTGTTAAGACACAGCATATGAAACATTATCCAGAATCACATATTAATAATTATGAAGCTGATAAAATCATAGAATCCTTATCTCCAATGGCTAGAGAAAAATTAATAAAACTAGCAGTAGATTATGGGATCTCTGAACTATAAGCCAGATGGCGAAACACTAAAACTATTTATGAAAGACGAAAGCTTTCTTCGAGGTCTACGTGGCCCAGTTGGAAGTGGTAAGTCTGTTGCTTGTTGCATTGAGATGTTTCGCAGAGCTTTGTTACAAGAACCTAGTGAAGATGGTAAACGTAAATCACGTTGGGCAGTCATTAGAAATACCAACCCACAACTAAAAACTACAACAATCAAAACATGGCTAGACTGGTTTCCAGAAGATGAATGGGGTAGCTTTCATTGGTCAGTACCTTTTACACATAGAATACAAAAAGGCGATTTAGATTTAGAAGTAATCTTTCTTGCACTGGATAGACCAGAAGATGTAAAGAAACTATTATCTCTTGAGCTTACTGGTGTATGGATTAATGAAGCAAGAGAAATACCAAAGTCTATTGTGGATGCTTGTTCTATGAGGGTAGGTCGATACCCATCCATGAGAGATGGTGGCCCATCTTGGTATGGAGTTATCTGTGATACTAACCCACCAGATGTTGAGCATTGGTGGGCAATCATGTCTGGAGATTCTGTATTACCAGAATACATTTCAAAACAAGAAGCAAAGATGTTGGTTAAACCAGATAACTGGTCTTTCTATAATCAACCACCAGCTATG